ATATTTATATAAAACAAAATTAAAAAAATAAAAATCTATATTTATATAAAACAAAATTAAGGAAATAATATATGGGATACTTAGATAATACATCGGTGACTGTTGATGCTATCTTAACAAAAAAAGGTAGAGAGCGATTAGCTTCTTCTAGAGACGAATTTGAAATTACAAAATTTGCATTAGGAGATGATGAAGTTGATTACACATTATATAACCCATCACATACATTGGGTTCATCATATTATGGTGAAATGATAGAAAATATGCCTATATTGGAAGCAATTACAGATGAAAACTACGCATTGAAATATAAATTAGTAACATTACCAACCCGCACCTCTAACATACCTATAATGACAGTTGCTCCAACATCAATTTCGATACCACAAAGTAGCGCCCTACCCAGAAATGCGCCGGGGACGCCCGTCGGCCCCAACCGAAACTCCGTAACCGTTACCATCGCCGGCCAAGTCGCTCAACAAGGTACTTTTACTGTAACTCTTTTGGATAGTGATTTGGGTGAAATTACCCCAGACCCGGTCTATCCTTTTAAGTTTGAATTTACGAGCATTTTTACACTAACCCCCCAACTAGACCAAAACGGTACGATAATAGTTCAATCGGATAGATTTGGTACACGAATCGATATACCTGTTACAGTTACAGTACAATAAATTTTATGGGTGTATATCAATTAATAAAATGTTAAAAAAATATAAAAGGGAAAAATACAAATGGCAACACAAACAATTATAATTGGAAATCAGAACGTAACTGCTAGCTCTGGAGCATTTGAAAATTTAGATCCAGATGATATATTCGATGATCCAATAATTCAAAGAGTAACTCGTGGATTATTTACCCAAAACTCCCCAACATTATCAACATTTTTCACATCATCTGCACAAAGTGCTTCATCGGGACAATATTATTACGATGTTTACGATGAACCGGCGAGTGATGAACATCGAGAAGTCCAATTTTCAGTAGCATATGGACACGCATTAGGTAGTGGTTCGTTAGTAATAAACGCAGCATCGAATTTTGCTGGTTCGCAAGACACCCCATCTCGTGCAATTTATGCCCAATATGTACAAACTCTTTTACCTTCAACCCAACAAAAATTCAGTTTTATAGGTCTTGGTGCTTCGGGTGTGGCCGTAGATGAAAACATAATTTATGTAATTAACTTTAAAAGGGGTAGAATCAAAGATTTGTTGGATGCCGGTAATTTTGAATTAAATCTTAGAAGTGGTTCTAATCAACTACGATTAATAGATGATTCTCGAGATACACTTCAGGCAGGAAACCAAAATTCAGAATTTTTTAATGTAGTTTCCGGTTCACTAGCGAATGGTATAGCAATTGCCGCCGCAACACGAACATATGGAAGGGTTTATCCCGAAAGAGGTGTAATCGTTTTATCAGGAACACTATTAGGTTCGTCAAGTATTATTCCAGTATTAAACACTAATACTGGTTCTAATGTAAATGGTGATAACGCATTTAAGTTGTTCGAAGCTATAAGTAGTTCGGCAGCTAATGATTCTACCAATGGTGCATTTAAAGGGAGAAATGTTGAAGAAGTCAAATCTACATATTATTTTTTAAGAGCTAAAAATACTAAGTTTAATTTTAGTAATAATCCATCGTATGTATCTTCTTCCGGTGGTATAAATGTACTTAGACAACCAACATTTGTAAATAATCCAAAAACATATATTACAACCGTTGGGTTGTATAATACTGGAAGTGAAATGTTAGCAGTTGGTAAATTATCAAAACCAATATTAAAATCTTTTGGTAACGAAATTCTTTTAAAAGTAAAATTAGATTTTTAAAATAATAATTAATGCCATATAATAGAACAGTTCAAAAAATTGTATTAAATAATAGAAATTTTGATGGTATTAATTATACTTTTAAAAAAATAAATGAGGTATTTTCACAAGAAAAAAAATTTGTTGCACATAAAAGATATGAAGTAACGGATTCAAATCATTACACATCATTTGGTATATCTACTTTAAGAGCAATAAGACCCCATATTAGTGGTGGGATTGAATTTACACCAACCGATTTAACACAAAGTTCCACATACGATGGATTAAGTGATGTTTATCAAAAAACAATGTGGGTTAGTTTAGATAGATTATTTACTACTGATTGGAGATTAAAATTATACGATACCGCATCAGTTTTATCTATACCTGTTTATAGATTTGGGTTTGAAATAAAGCCAACATCGGTTAATATAACAAACTATTCAGGCTCAACAACAAACTATAGATACTATACGGATGAAAAAGTAGATGATGAGTGGGGAACTATAGTATCATCATCAGCAACATATGGTTATGTTTTTTATAGACAGGGTTTGATTGTTATGACAAACACCGGTTCTAATAATCAAAACACTTTTTTAGGAGATGGTAATTGGGATTATAGTTCTAATAGAGGGTTTATTGTAAACTATAGAGCAACTAAATTGGTAGAAGAAGTTAATTTAATTTGTCATATTCCAAAAGATGAATTTAATAAAAGCACAAATCCAAGTGTGTTAGAACCTATAACCGCGTCGTTGAGTGGAACGTCCGGATCAGCTTCAGCTTACAAATCATTTACAACAGGTTCAGAATTCATGCCATACATAACAACTATTGGATTATACAACGATGATGGTGAAATGATGGCTGTTGCAAAATTAGGTTCACCATTAAAGAAAAGTACGATTACGGATTTATTTATAAATGTAAAATTTGATATAGATTAGTTATGCCAAAAAATTGGGGTCACATCCAAAAAACCAAAGGGCATCGCTCGGGTTTGGAGGATAAAGTTTCGGATGAATTAAAACAAATAGGTATTGATGGTGAATATGAAAAACACCAAATATCCTATACTAAACCTGCTACCAATCATACATACAAACCTGATTTTAGATTGCCCAATGGAATTTTTATAGAAACAAAGGGTAGGTTTACTTTAGAGGATAGAAAAAAACACTTATTAATAAAAGCTCAAAAGCCTGATTTGGATATACGGATTGTATTTCAAAATCCAAATGCAAAATTAAATAAAAGGTCAAAAACTACATATGGGATGTGGGCCGATAAAAACGGATTTAAATGGGCCACAAAACAAATCCCCACAGAATGGATAAATGAAGAACCCAAAACATTTTTGTTTGGATAATTAGTTTTTCTGTTGTATATTGTGTAGAATGGGTTTAGTAAAAACATACACAGTTGAACATACATCGTTTAATCAGAACATTCGTGTCTTTTTAAAAAAGTGGCATTACTCTGATTATGTAAATATACAAACAAAACATGCATTTATTCTACTCAGAGAAGGAAATTTTGGTATGCCTGAAATAATTGGTGTTTGTATCTACACCCGACCAGCAGGCCCAACCGCAGGGCAAACATATCACCCATCCCGTCCCGATAAGGTTTTAGAATTACGAAGATTGTGTTTGGTAGATGATACACCAAAAAATGCTGAATCGTATTTTATATCCAAAACAATTAAGTGGTTAAAACAAAATACGGATTGGGAATACATAATAAGTTACGCAGACCAAAATCAGGGGCATAGGGGGGTTATCTACCGTGCTTCCAATTTTAATTATTTGGGTGAAACATCCGCATCAAAATCGTTGGAGGTGGATGGTAAATCATTTCATATTAGGACACTTTCTATGTTGGATAGACCTTATGGAGTTGAAATAAATAGGAGATATAAAGAGGGTGATGAGAATGTAAAGATAATTACTAACTTACCAAAACATATTTATACATACGATTTAAGAGATGGTAGAAGAAAGATTAATTGAGTTATTAGAAAAGGTTTTGGGTAAAAGTAAAAAAACCACTGGGGATAACTATGCTTTTTATTCACCATTCACCGACCATTACAAACCAAAACTTGAAATAAACATAAAAACAACATCGGATGGTGATAACCCCTGGCATTGTTGGATATCGGATGAAAAGGGAAAAACAATCCGTTCATTGTTTAAAAAGCTGAATGTATCACCACAAATATGGGATGAGTATAATTCTATTTTCAGAAACATTAGAAAATATAAACAACCAACCGAACAACTAACCCAACAACAAACATTTGTTCAACTACCTAAAGAGTTTATTCCTTTATGGGAATCATCTAAATCCATTATTTATTCACATGCCCTAAATTACATTTTAGGTAGAGGAATCCGACCGGGTGATATTGTTAAATATGGAATGGGGTATTGTGTTGAGGGTGAATATAGTAATAGAATTATCATCCCTTCATACGATTCGGATGGGATGTTAAACTATTTTGTTAGTAGGGCTTTTTATGATACAGCACAAAAGCATAAAAATCCAAAGGTATCCAAAGATATTATTGGGTTTGATTTGTATGTAAATTGGAATGAACCAATCGTTATTTGTGAGGGGGTCTTTGATGCAATCGCAATTCGTAGAAACGCCATTCCTATATTTGGAAAAACAATTCCACCAAAATTAGAAAAAAAGATATTGGATAAAAAAGTATCCCGTATCTATGTTTGTTTAGATTCCGATGCTATCAACAACTCTATTCAATTATGTGAGAAACTAATGGGTTGGGGAATTAAAGTTCACTTAGTTCAGTTGGATTCGGAGGATGATGCATCTGAATTAGGATATGATAAGATAAACACAAAAATATACGATACTCCCGAATTAAATTTACTAAGTTTGGTGGAGTATAAAATGTTTAGGAAAAAATGAAAAAGTTAAATAAGATTTATCATATTGCCGATGTTCATATACGAAACTTAAAGAGACACAAAGAATATTCGTTAGTCTTTAATCGTTTATATGATTACCTAAAATCGGTTGTTACTAATGATTCAGCTATTGTATTGGCTGGGGATATTGTTCATGCTAAAACCGATATGACACCTGAAGTGGTTCATATGACTCAAAACTTTTTAAGAAGTTTATCGGATATTATGCCTACTATTTTAATCCCCGGTAATCACGATGCAAACCTAAATAATCCTTCTCGATTAGATGCGTTATCACCAATTGTTGATGCGTTAAATCATCCAAACTTATTTTATTATAAAAACACTACAACCTTTGAATTTGGTGGTATTACATTTGCACATAAATCGGTGTTTGATTCATCAGATGGTTTTACAAATAGTTCAGATGTTAATGGAGATTTTAAGATTGCTCTTTATCACGGACCCGTTGATGGGATACAAACCGAACATGGATTTAAGATTGATAATAAAAAAGTTACAGTAGATTCTTTTAGAGGATATGATATTACTTTATTAGGGGATATTCATGTCCCCAATAATTCAGTATCAGGTGTAGATACGATAAAGTATCCAGGCTCCCTGATTACACAGAACCATTCAGAATCAATTTATCCTGAACATGGGATATTGGTATGGGATTTACCCACAAAGTCCTCTACATTCGTTCATATTGAGAATGAGTATGGGTATGGAACAATTGATATTGAGGATGGTAAAATTGTATCAAGCAATTATATTTGCCCAAAACCAAGATTACGATTGAGGGTTAAAGATACAACCACATCCCAACTAAATAAGGTTATATCTTCTTTGAAAAAGAAATATGATATAGAAGAGCTGAGTATTCAAAAAGTTTTATCCACTAATCAGGTTGGGAAGCGTGAACATGTAACTCTACAAAATGTAAGAGATGTTGGTTTTCAAAATAAACTATTAGAGGATTATTTAAGCCAAAAATTTGGAATTGATTCAGAATTATTAGAAGTTGTTAAGGGTATAAACGCCGATATAAACTCAAAGATTGTAAATCCATATGCAATTAGAAGTTCCGTTTGGATACCAAAAAGTTTTGAGTTTTCCAATATGTTTTCTTATGGTGAGAATAACCATATAAACTTTCAGAATATGAAGGGGGCGTATGGTGTATTTGCGCCTAACGCAAGTGGTAAATCTTCTTTATGGGATGCTTTATCATTTTGTATTTTTGATAAGTGTTCCCGAACATCAAAAGCAGTTGATGTGATGAATTATTCTAAAAAGAATTTTTATTGTAAATTTATTTTTGAATTAAATGGTAGGGATTATGTAATTGAAAGAACTGCAAATAAATCTACAAAAAAAGGAACTGTAAAGGTTGATACTCAATTTTACACATTCAATGATTTGGGGGATATTGAAAGTTTGAATGGGGATGAAAGGCGGGATACAAATTCAGTCATTAGACAGTATGTAGGAACATACGATGATTTTATATTGACGGCATTATCAACTCAATTTAACAATAGTGGGTTTATTGATAAATCGCAAAAAGAAAGAAAAGAATTACTTGCTCAATTTTTGGATATGGATGTTTTTGAACAATTGTATTCAGTAGCAAGTGAAGAAATAAAAGAATTATCAACCTTATTAAAAGATTATAAGGGACAAGATTTTCCAACAAAGTTAGCAAAAGCTGAAATGGTAGTCCAATCCATAACAGGTTCTATTTCAAATTTAGAAACTGAAAAAGTAAATCTTGAAAATGGGCTTGGGGTTATAAACCAGCAAATTGAAGATAAATCTGCAAAGTTAATTGTTGTGGATAAAACTTTAAATTTGGAAGTATTAAATACCCAATTAAAAGATTGTAGAAATTCAACAGGAGTAATATCATCCAATATAAGGGAGTTACAATATCAGGTAAAACCATTAGAAGAAAAGCTTGAAAGAATTGGTGAGTTCTACAAAGAATACAATTTGGATGAATTAAAACTAAAAGATAATGAGTGGCGTGTATTAGATAGGGATATAACATTGGTAAAGCAAACCATATCAAAGTATCAGATTGATTTATCTCATACTAAAAAACACTTGGAGGGTATTGGTTCTTTTACATACGATGATAATTGTGAACACTGTGTTAAAAACAAAAACACTCCATTTGCAAAACAGAGTTTGGAGTTAGAAAACAAAATACTATCTCTTACTAAAAAGATAACTGAATTAGAAACGGAATTATCTGAAAAGGTTGTAAGGCAGAGGGCGTGTGATGTAAAAGCAGATTTAGAAAAGGTGAATCAGGTCAAAGAAAAGGAGCAAGAAACAAACCGTAAATATTATAATCTTTTATCGGAATTAAATGATGCTAAATCTGATTATACTCAATACGAAGTCCAATATGAAAAAATATCATCCGATATTGAAAAAGCCAAAAAGCAAGAAAAATCGGTTGAATTCAATATTAAACTTAACGATGAAATTAGTATTTTGAAAAATAAAAGAGTAGAAACTCAATCTGAATTAAATAGGGTTACAACCGATTTAATAGATTTGTTGGGTGAGTTACGTGTTCAAAAAAATACAATTGAATCTGTAAATGAGTCCATTGAAAAGTTAAATCAAATGGAATTAAAATACAATGGATATGAATATTACTTATCAGCAGTTAAGCGAGATGGTATTCCATATGGATTAATATCAGAAATATTACCAAAGTTAGAAATTGAAATCAACAACATTCTTCAACCTATAGTGGATTTTCAAATCATATTAAATACGGATGGTAAAAACATAAATTCATATATTTGTTATGGTGATGATAGATACTGGCCATTAGAGTTGACAAGTGGTATGGAAAAGTTTGTGAGTTCAATAGCAATCAGGACCGCATTGATAAGTGTATCTAACTTACCACGTCCCAATTTTATTGCTATTGATGAGGGGTTTGGTTCGTTGGATACTGATAATTTTAATTCTTTGTATTTATTATTTGATTATTTAAAAACTCAATTTGATTTTATTATTACAATATCCCATATAGATAAAACGAGGGATATGGTAGACCAAATAATTGATATAAATAAAATAAATTCTTTTTCTTCAATAAAATACTTATAATTATAGGGGAAATAAATGTCATTGGAATTTAAAAGAAGGTTTAACGAAAATTTAGATTTAATACCGGTTTATATTGAAGATACTTCATTAACATCAGAAGCATACTTTGGTATAAAAGAGTTTCCTTCTTTTTTTGGTAGGGGTAAAAATGGTGTTAGGATAAAACCAAATGAGGATATACTAAAACCCAATTCTCAATTATATATTGAAATATTAGATGTAAATCTTAATTCGGTTTACTATGAAATACCTGATTACGAACCAGGTGATTTATCACGCTATATTTCGGTGTGGGTTTATGGTGAACGGGATGATATATACAATACCCCAAATGGTATTGGTGAAATGATAATATGTGGTATAGCAGAAAGAACCGAAGATGGTGAGATAATACCTGAAGAATTTAGAGATGTTATTAATGTTAGGTGGAAAAGAAAAATTTCTATAAGTAGAGATAGTAGATCTGAATCTCCAATAGTGTTTACAAACCAAAATTCAGTACCAATAATATCCGTATCAGAATCATTTTCATTTTATAGAGAAATACCAACCCAAAGTTTGAATCAACCACAAATAGTAAATCAAACTGTAAATCAAAATATAATTTATACATCGGATTTTGGTGGGCAAAATGTGTTTTTAGAAACACCAAATTATCAATTAAATCCAAATTCGATTGGTGGTAAAATAAAAATTAACTTACAAAATACCACATTATCCCCACAAATTACATCCGCAGAACTTAGTGCAGGAATGTTAAAGCCACAAAATTATACCGCATCATTACAATCATTTATTACCAGTAGAAAAGTTAGAGTTTCTAATCCACTAACCGCATCTGTAAGTACTAAAACAGCATCACTACTAAAAACTTTTACATTATTTTCTACCGGGAGTTTTGTGGTGGAAACAATTAGTACAGGTTCTACTACCATATTTTCACAATCATTAGCTCATATAACAATAAAAGATGTGAATCCAATTCTAGGTAATGTTGATAAAATAAATGTGTATATCAGATCAAGAGCAACGGGAGGAACATTAACAGAATATCAGTTAATAGGAACAAAACTATTGTATGATATTATTACAGGCTCATCAACAGACATATACTCTGATACTCAAACTAATGTAACTCAATCAACTCATACATTTTTATATAATCCAACCAATAAAAATGTGGCAAATGATATAAAAATTGAATATTTAAATTCACAAAACGATTTTGCAAATTATGAATCGATATTAACCAATTATTATTTTAAAGGATATGATAGTCAAGCAAGTGGCTCTGGTGGTGGGGGTGATATAACGGAATTAAGTCAATCATTATCCACTCAAATTAATAATGTAAGTTCATCTATCACAACATTAACTGTAGCTAGTTCATCATTATCCACTCAAATTAATAATGTAAGTTCATCTATCACAACATTAACTGAAGCTAGTTCATCATTATCCACTCAAATTAATAATGTAAGTTCTTCATTATCTACTATTACAAATGTAATTAAAGATACTGGCGATAATAGATTAGGATTAAATATTCAAGGTGAGTGGAATAATACAACCGAACCAAGCAACACTCTGTTGAGTGAAGGCGAAAAAATTGATTGGCTATCGGGTGAGAATATTTCTTTGATAAGAAACTCATCACCGGGAACTATATCACTCTTAGCAGACCCGGATGGATATTTAAAAATTAAATTGCACAGTAATGAAGGTGTTGACACTGATTATATAATATTTTTACCATACTATTCATCATCATATTCTGGATAATAATAAACTAAAATAAATTTTATATTTATTTATATGGGAAATTTAATAAAAGAGTGGGTTAAAGAAATATTAACCGAAGAAATAAAAGATATAGTGGTTGTATATGCAGGAAGGTTTCAACCTTTTCATAAAGGACACTATGGAACATACTCACATTTAGTTCAAAAGTTTGGTAAAGATAAGGTTTGGATTGGAACATCCAATAAAAGTGGTGGACCGAAAGACCCATTTAACTTTTTGGAGAAGAAAAAAATAATGACTACAATGTTTGATATCCCTTCAAATAAAGTAGTTCAAGTAAAAAACCCATATAACCCAACCGAAGTATTAAGTGGATTTTCACCCAAAACAACAGCGTTTGTAACTGTGGTAGGAGAAAAGGATGTACAACGATTGGGTGGTAAATATTTCAAAAAGTTTCATAGTGGAGACGGATTCAAACCTGCTAGTGGGTATGAAGAAAATGGTTATGTTTACGCATCACCAATGCAGGCAAACTCAATAAGTGGAACGGATGTAAGAAAGTGGTTATCAGCGGGAGATGAATCAAAAAGAAAAGCAGGATTTAAAAAAGCTTATCCAAAATTTAATCCCAAAATATACAACTTAATAACAAAAAAGTTGATAGCAGTAGAATCCATAATGGAATCTTTCTTTAAGACATTTAATATAAAAGCATTAACTGAGTCAACACTAAGTGGTGGATATGGGGGAGATGCAGGTGAACCTGACGCAATGTATGTAGTTCCTAATAAACGAAGGGTTTTGGGATTAAGTAAGCAAGCACAAAAAAACGATTATTGGTTTGTTAATGGTGGATATGTACAATTAGATTTTCCAAAAGCAGATGTAATGGTCAAAAAATCCGCAAAAGGTACTGGGGATTTTTACCAATATAGTAGTACTAGAAAAGTATTTACAATGGATGACCTTTTAGATATTCCTGAAACCGAAGATTTTGTAACGGCTGATACAGCAACATCACCATTGGATGCAGCACCACCGGATGCACCACTTAATAATACAGTAGATATTACAGGAGTAAAGGATGAAGAGTTACAAGAAGCTTATGCAAGATTAGGACACGAAATTGTTGAATGGTCTACCAATACTAAAGTAAAGAGAATTAACGATAGACAATTTAGATTATTAGAAAAAATTGGCAGAAAGTTTTCTAAGTTTTTGTTAGAGGGTGGCGCATACGGACACATGAATCACCCATTTGATATGGAATTGGGTTTAACTTTTGGTGATTTAAAAAATATAATAACAAAAGCCCTAAAAGGTGATTTGAAATTAACAACAGAAAAGTGTATAGCGGGTGATAGTATTATTGAAACTAAAAATAATGGAAACATACCTATATCGGAGTTTGTGGATAATAAACTTACCGATTTGGTATTATCATTTAATGAAGTAACTGGTAATAATGAATTTATGGGTATTATGGCATCTTTTAATAATGATGATACTGATGAGTGGTTAGAAATAGAACTGGAAGATGGTAAAACCATTCAAGTAACGCCAAATCATAGAATGTATGTAGAGGGTATAGGGTATGTTCAGGCCAAAGATTTGACCGAAGATATGGAATTGAAAACATTGTAAAAATACACACAACAACCATCGGTTTTTTCACAAATCACATATTTATATAAAATAATACATACTATGGAAGAAGCTTGTAAATATTGTGGTAATAAACTTCAAATTAAAAGTAGTTTGAGTATAAATGGTCATATAAGAAATTGTGGTAAATTTAAAGAATGGCGTGATGGGTTATTTAATTATGATATGTTATATACTGAATATATAATAAATGGTAAATCTGCGCTACAAATTGCTAATGAAAATGGGTGGAGTTCATCTACAATAGTGAACAAACAACTTAGACGATTAAATATACCTGTTAGAAATGTAAAACAATCTCATTATATGGATGGGTATAGAGATAGAATTGAAAAAACTAATTTGAAAAAATATGGTGCAATAAACCCATTATCTAAAGGGACAGTAATATTTCACAAAAGAAATAAAACTGTTAAAGAAAAATATGGAGTTGATAACATTTTTCAGCACCCAAAAGTTAAAGAAAAAATACGATTTTCTGGAGCATTTAAGTCTTTATTTCCAAATTACAATGTAAATGCTATACCAATTATAGAAGAGTATGGTAAGCAATATGGATATAACTTCCAACACGCGGAAAATGGTGGTGAGTATTATGTTGAAGGGCTTGGTTATTATTTGGATGGGTATGATAAAGAAAAAAACGCTGTAATTGAAATAGATGAATCGCATCATTTTAATAAAGATGGTTCACTTCGAAAAAGAGATGTAATACGACAGGAAAAAATAGAAAAGTTATTGGGCTGTAAATTTATAAGGATTAGATATGAAAATTAAATCAATAAAACCAATAAACAAAGTTCAGACCAGATATGACATAAAAGTTGATAATTTTTCATGTTATTATGCAAATGGTATATTAATTCATAATACAGATGGACAGGCACTCGCTATTAGTTGGAGAGATGATAAGGGATTAATCGCTGCAAGGAACAAGGGACACCTTGCTAACAGTGGTGAAAACGCAATGTCAATCGCTGATGTTGCTTCAAAGTTCGGAGGTAGGGGTGGACTAACCGATGCTTACAACTTTGCTATGAGGGATTTAGAAACGGCTGTGAAGGGGTTATCAAAAGCACAACGAGATAAGATATTTGCGCAAGGTAAAAAGTTTATGAACTTAGAAGTTATTTATCCAACATCGGTAAATGTAATACCTTATGGACAGGCTCTTTTAATATTTCATAATACAAATGAATACGATGAATCCGGTGTGGCGATTGGGGCCGACCAATCTGATGCAAAGATATTGGCGGGGATGATTAAACAAATCAATCAGGATGTACAAGAAAAGTATAAGATACAAGGGCCACCAATTACACAATTACCAAAAGATGTAAATTTAGAAAAATTACAACCAAAGTATTTGGGGATGTTAAAAAACTTACAATCTAAATTTGGTTTAAAAGATAGTGATGGGCCTGCAGAATATCATCAGGCTTGGTGGGGAGATTACATAGATAAAAATTCACCTGAAAAATTAGATAAATCAACAAAGGATGGATTGGTAAAAAGGTGGGCATTTTTTGATAAAAGTTTTAAATTGGGTACAAATAACATTAAATCTCAAAAGGTATTAGATTGGGCGGTGGGTGTAGATAAAAACGACCATCAAAAAATAACAAAAGATAATATTAGACCATTTGAAGATATATTTTTAGGTGTTGGTGCGGAAGTGTTATCGTTGATGAGTTCAGTATTAACAGTAAACCCGGATGAAGCAACCCGAAGTATAAAGCAAAGATTAGACCAAATCATTAAAGATGTTAAAGCCGGTGGGGATGAAAAAAAGATAAAGAAATTACAATTAGAACTTGAAAGAATGGCAGCAATCGGCGGGCCTGATAAAATTGTTCCGAATGAGGGTGTTGTTTTTGTGTATAAGGGTAGGACGCTTAAACTAACTGGTGCTTTCGCAAGTTTAAATCAGATATTGGGTTTATTCTATTAATTTAGATATTTATATTAAAATAAGTTATGAGTAAGTTAAAAAATACAAAAGCGGTTACTGAAATGTTAGCGGGAACACATAAAACGCAAACACGAACAACCGTTGGTTTTGAAGAAATTCCTACCTATGTTCGTAGAGAAGTCGGTGAACAATGGCAGGATGAAAATGGGGATATGTGGGAGCAGAAAGCTGGGTATAAAGTAAAACTCGGTAAGCTTCATCAACTTAGGCAGGATTTGAAAAAGTTCCCTAATTGTATGAAGGAAACCTGCGACTGTAAAAACCCAAAGAGGTTAGATGAAAAAATGCGTGCTTTTCACGGGATGTGTTTTGATTGTGTATTAAGTATGGAATCAAAATTACGGATGAGTGGGGAGTATGATAGGTATGAAAAAAAGAAAATGCTGGAGAATGCGAAAGCATGGTTAAAGCAGGCTCAATTTGAAAAAGAGGCCCTTAAAGTTGCGTTAAGAATGAAGTTTATCAACGAGAATGGTTCGGTTGAAGAATGGAATGGTTTTAATATGGATGAACTTTTATCAAAAGTAGATTCTGATTTTGAAAAGTTGCGTGAGGAATATATCGAAAAATTGGAGCAAGAACTTGAAGAAGAAACAACAACAACTTAGAGAATTAATCCGAAGTGCGATAGCACAAATTATCAAAGAGGATTTAAGAGCATGGTTTGGTAAAGGTAAGACCGGTTCTACCACTGGTGGTGGTTGGGATAGATATTCCTCTACAGGTGAAAAATTGGGTAAGTGTGGTGATGCCGAAGAAGGTGAAGCATATTCGGCGTGTCTTTCCAAAGAAAAAGCAAATAAGTTAGGGCCTGAAGGTAGGGCATCTTTTGTAAAAAGGAAAAGAGCAGCTCAAAAGAAAGCAGGGGATGCCAAAAAAGGTGGTGAACAATCAAAAGGTCAAAAGCCTGTTTTTGTTAAGACTGGTGCTTAGTACCCATATAATGGAAATGAACAAAAACTATATTTATATAATATAAATCAAAAATAGGAAACAAACGATGAAAGTATCGCAATTAAGAAAGTTAATCCGAGAGGAAGCCAAACGGGCCCTAAATGAAGGACCACTTGTAAACGCTATAAAACCAGCTTATACTGGAGATATTGGAAAAGCGGTCAAAGCATTAGAACAATACTTAATAAACGTTGGGGATAAGTATCAATGGGGGAAATTAGCCGACTTGATAGTTGATATTGTTGATTATGCACAACAAGAAGCAAGAGATGAATATAAAGATTAAAATATAATCAAAAAGGTATCATATAATGAAACTAATATTAGAAAAAAATGTTCCAACAGACCCAGCAAAATGGTCTTATTATAAATCGCAAGCAAAGAAAAAGTTTGATGTTTACCCTAGTGCCTACGCCAACGGTTGGGCTGCGAAACAATATAAAGCAGCAGGTGGTGGTTGGAAAACCGAAGAATCTGTGGATGAAGCCAAAAAAGATTTAGGATTTGATCTTGGTGATTTTGTTCACTTTAAATCAAAAAATAAAACTGGGATGGTTCTAAAAATTCAGGGTAGTAAAGTAACCATCAGAACCCTTCAAGGCCCATTTGTGGGTGATATAAAAGATATTCAAATTCTTGCACAAGATAATATAAATGAAGGTAATGCATTTACTGGGGCACTTTTTAATGCAAGAAAAGAAGGATTAAAAGAGTTTGAATTTAACGGAAAAAAATATCCTGTAATAAATGAAATTGATGATGAGCCCAGCAAATCTTCCGTTAAAAAATCGGGCAAAGAACAAGCAGCACAACAAAAGGAAATGTTAAGTATTCAGAAAACATTAAAAGATAATGCCAAAGATACTGTTGCTTATAATAAGATACCTCAAAATAAAAGAACCTCTGCGCAAAAGGCCCATTTAAAAAATATGGCCGATTTAACAACTAAATTAAAAAAGTTAAAAAGTTTAACCGAAGATATTGATGTGGGGCATCAGGATGATGAACCTAATATGTTAAAGGCTGATTTGTTTCGTATTGCTAAATACGCAAAAGAACTTTATGAAATGATGAATCAGTTTGATAACTCTGATGAAGAAGTTGATTTTCCTCATTGGTGGCAATCTGATATTATTCGTGCAAAAGAATTGATGGTTAATGCAAAACATTATTTGAATGGTGAATTAAATGTAAATGGTAATCCTTTGGGTGAAGGTAAAAAAAGAATTAGTGAGGGGTTGAGATGGCATTTAAAAAACAAAAAACCGCTTTCTGAAAATGTATTTAGATATGGTTCTCCCAAATTTTTTAAGTTAGTAAATGAGTGTAGGAACTTGTGGAGAAAAGGTCAGTTCATGCCAATGAATGAAAGTGATGAATGGTTTTTAGATTCTGATATGGGTAAGATTGGGATTTATGAAGGTAAGAAAGTTTTATTGGATTTTCCAATGTTGGTAGAAGCTCAGTATCAAGGAACTGAAGTAGAGTTAAATTCACCAAAAAGAAATTCAGGTGAAGGTAAAAAGTATGTTGTGTATGTAAAAGACCCATCAAGCGATAACATCAGAAAAGTAACCTTTGGAGATGTAAAGGGTGGATTAACTGCAAAAATAAACAACCCAGAAGCAAGACGGGCATTTTCAGATAGACATAATTGTCCTGATAAAAAAGATAAAACAACACCAGGATATTGGTCTTGTAACTTACCACGCCATTGGTCTAAAATCGGTGGTGGTGAGGATATAAACTCATATTGGTAGTATGGCAAAAAGACCGTATTCTGAAACCAGGTCCGAAAACAATCTTCGTAGAGTATTTAAACCAAATGTAGATAATTCGGAATTGGTTTGGCATAGAGATAGGGAAGATAGATTGGTAGAGGTTGTAAGTGGTAAAGGTTGGATGTTTCAGTTGGATAATGAAGTTCCGATTGAATTAAAAGCTGGTGATAAATTTAAAATTAAAAAAGAAACTTACCATAGAATTATTCGTGGAAATACACCACTTGAAGTAAATATTAAATTATTGAATTAATTAATTTTAGTTCCATATTTATTATAAATAAGTTACGATGAATTCATATCATGTGTTTTTGGTCAATCAAAATAGACCACCAGGCTCTTTTGAGTTGTTAGTTCAAATGTATTCTTGTATTACGCATAAAACGCACAATTCGGATACACCATTATACTTAATAACGGATAAAAAATCAAAAGAATTTTATGATAGTTGGAATATAACCCCACTTTATGATGGTGTTATTACTGATTATTTTGATGATTATCCATACGATAAAATATCACCCAACTTTTGGGCATCACCTAAATTGTGGGCAATGTCAAAGTTAAAAACTCCATTTGTTATTTATGATACTGATTTGGTTTTGTATAAAAATTTAAAGAAAGAATCGGTGGGATGCGATTTATTGTATCTTCATAGAGAATCACCAACCACATATGGTAATCCATTGGATATAGAACATTCGGATAATTGGAAATGGGATAAAAAGCTAATAAATTCTTTTAAAGATTCATTTCCAATGAATTGTGCTATTGTTGGGATGTTCAACGAAAAATTTAAAAACGATTATGTAAATCATTACTTTAATTTTGTTTTGGGTGGTAGTGGGGAAACAAAAAATATGACAAAAGAAAAGTTATTACTGTACGCCGAATCTTCACCACAAATTATATTAGAACAATGGTTATTAGCAGCACTTTCAAAGTATTATAAAAAAATAAAAACAAAAGCATTGGTCCCCGTAGTTTATACCAATCAAGCTTTTTACACATTTGATTTTGATTCTCAATCAGAAGATGCTCACAAATTATTAAACCAATCAATATACCATTTGTGGGGTGCTAAAAAGTTTGAAAATGACCCGAAATCAAAGTTGTATATAAAATCAAAAGTGGATATTGTAAACGCATTACCAATAATAACATCCAGCCCATACAATCGGTTATTAATTGATAAAGCATCATATTTAATATCAAAATTAGTTTAACAAAAAAAATCAATATTTATAAAAACAGGAGAAAAGTTATGAACATTTTAAAAAGATTATTTAGTTTAATTTTTGGCCAAAAAGCCGAACCAAAAAAGATTGAAACATTGGTAGTTCCAAAACAACCAACTTTTACATCATCGCCAAGATATGCTGGTACATTAGCACCAACTTGGGAATCAAAAACTGAACAACCCAAAGTTGAACAACCCAAAGTTGAAGTTAAAAAAGCAACACCTGTTGCCGAAGAACCTAAAACTGATGCTGTTGTTGAGCAAAAACCAAACCCAAAAAGAAAAAATAATTATAGAGTAAAGCATAAAAAGCAAAAAAAGAATAATGAAAATATCTAAAATTTTTGGATTAGTAGTAGTTGTATTAATTATCCTATTTTTACTTAGGGATAAATTACCTATGGGGTTTGTTAAGAGAATTTTTAACAATGAACCTACTATAGACACCGTTACAACGGTGGAATATAAATACGATACTATCACTAATGAATCAAAAGTTTATGTACCACAATGGAAAGATAGGGTTGTAATTGATATTGATAGCTTTATAGTAAGCCAACCTCAACCTATTGATACAATGGCACTTTTAGCAGATTACTATTCAAAGTATTACTACGAAGATACTGTTGCGGTAGATACCTTTGGGTATGTGGTATTAAAAGATACAATTTCACAAAATCAAATTCAGTCCCGACAATCAATCACAACTGTTGTCATACCAACAAAAACTGTTACCCATAGTATTTTAATAAATAAAAGAGAAATTTATTTAGGGGGTGGTTTTACAGGTAGTAGAAACTATATGATTGCCAATGGTGAATTATTAATTAGAACCAAAAAAAGAAAATCATTTGCATTTGGTGTTGGTATAGATAACGAATTAACTCCAAACTTTACGGGAAAGATTTATTGGCAAATAAGTAAATAAACCAATGGCTGGTAAATCTTTAAAGGAATTAATATCCGATGAGTATGTAAAGTGTGCAAAAGACCCCGTATACTTTTTTAAAAAATTTTGTTACATACAACACCCACATAGGGGTAAGATATTATTTAACCTATACGATTTTCAAGAGGGATTAATTGATAATTTTAAAGAACATCGTTTTAATGTTATCCTTAAATCACGTCAGTTAGGTATATCCACTATTAGTGCTGGATATGCAACTTGGTTAATGTTATTTCATAGAGATAAGAACATACTTGTAATTGCTACCACACAAGATGTAGCAAAAAATCTTGTTACAAAAGTTAGGTTTATGTATGATAACTTACCAAGTTGGTTAAAAGTTCCTGCTGCAGAAGATAACAAATTATCATTAAGATTGAAAAATGGTTCGCAAATTAAAGCAGTATCCGCAACCGAAACGGCAGGTCGTTCTGAAGCACTTTCATTACTGATTATTGATGAGGCTGCATTTATTAAAGGTATTGAAGAGATATGGTTATCAGCACAATCAACGTTATCAACCGGTGGTGGGGCTATCATTCTTTCAACTCCAAATGGTGTAGGTAATTTTTTCCACAAAGTTTGGTTGCAAGGTGAGCAGGGTGATAAATGGCATCCTACAAGATTACATTGGACAGTTCATCCAGAAAGAAATCAACGATGGAGAGATGAACAAACCCGATTATTGGGTGAAAAGGGTGCTGCACAAGAATGCGATACTGATTTTATATCATCGGGTTATACTGTTGTAGATGGTAGTGTATTGGAGTGGTATAAAGAAACTTACATTACCGACCCCGTTGAAAAGCGTGGTTTTGATGCAAATTATTGGATATGGGATTATCCAAACTATGAAAAGAATTATATTGTTGTAGCTGATGTTGCTAGGGGTGATGGAGCAGACTATTCTGCTTTTCATGTTATTGATGTAGAACGAATTGAACAGGTGGCAGAGTATAGGGGTAAGATAGAAACAAAACAATATGGGGCGTTTCTAACATCAGTTGCAACGGAATGGAACAATGCTTTGTTGGTGATTGAAAACGCAAATATTGGGTGGGCAGTTATCCAAGAGGCAATTGACCGTAATTATCAAAACCTTTATTATTCATATAGAGAACTGGGTTATATTGATGAGGATATTCATTTAAGGCGTGGTTGGGATTTAAAACAAAAAGAGGATATGGTACCAGGGTTTTCAATAACACAAAAAACCCGTCCATTGATTGTATCAAAATTAGATACTTATATGAGAGAGAAATCACCTATAATTCGCTCTAAAAGGTTATTGGATGAATTGTTTGTGTTTATTTGGAATGGTTCAAGAGCAGAAGCACAAAAGGGTTACAACGATGATTTAGTTATATCATTTTCCACAGGTCTTTGGGTAAGAGATACTGCTCTTAAATTAAGACAGCAAGGAATGGATTTAACCAGATCTGCATTAAGTCATATTACCAAAGTATCTTCAAACCAACCAGGAGTATTTTCAAGCAGAAATCAAACACAAAACCCATACTCAATGAAAGATATTCGTGGTAACGATGTTGACTTGAGTTGGTTATTATAAAAAATTTATATTTATATTTATGGCAGATAAATCACTATTCGGTAGATTGCAAAGATTATTTTCAACGCAAGTTGTAATAAGGA